CTGATCTCCCATCAGCACTCGATCATTTACCGCCGGGAGTACCCGCAGCTCAAGGGCATCCTCCGTCGGCTCGAGGAATTGCTCGGCTCGCGCCGCGGGTACAACAGCCAGGACAAGATCTGGCGGCTCGCGAGCGGGCGCATCCTCGAACTGGGCGCGGTCCAATATCTCCACGACCGCGAGAAGTACCAGGGCCGCCCGCATGACCTCAAGGCGTTCGACGAGGTGACCCAATTTCTCTACGACCAGTTCGTTTTCTTGGTCGCATGGAACCGTACGTCGTGGCCGGGCCAGCGCTGCCGCGTTGTGTGCACCGGCAACCCACCCGTGAGCGCGGAGGGTATGTGGGTCATCACGTACTGGGCGCCCTGGCTGGACGATCAGCACCCGCACCCGGCGCTTCCCGGCGAGCTCCGCTGGTACGCAGCCCTTGATGGCAAGGACGTCGAGGTCGAGACCGGAACGCCGTTCAAGCACAAGAGCGAACTGATCGCGCCGCGGTCGCGGACCTTCATTCCGGCGCGCGTCGAGGACAACCCCGTGTATCTGGCGACTGGGTACAGGGCGGTGCTGCAGGCTCTGCCGGAGCCCCTGCGGAGCCAACTGCTGCATGGTGACTTTTCCGCCGGCATCAGCGACGACCCGTGGCAAGTCATCCCCACCGCCTGGGTGCGATTAGCGTTCGACCGGTGGCAGCAGCGGCAGGACCGGGGCGAGAAGCCGGGCCCAATGAGCTGCCTCGGATTTGACGTGGCGCGCGGCGGCGCGGCCCAGAGCGTGCTCGCGCCACGGCACGGGACCTGGTTCGCTCCGCTGCTCAAGCATCCCGGGGAGTCCACCCCGAGCGGGTCCAAGGCGGCGGCCTTGGCGATCGCCGCGATCCGCGACCAAGCGCACGTGAATATCGACGTGATCAGCGTCGGCTCCTCGCCGTACGATCACCTGGTGACAGCGAAAGTTCCCGTCGTGGGCGTCAATTTCGGGGAGAAGAGCCTCCGCAGCGACGGGGCCCACCACACCGATCGCAGCGGCAAGCTCGTCATGCGCAACGTCCGCGCGTACGCCTACTGGAGTCTCCGCGAGGCGCTCGATCCGGAGACCGGGCTCGACCTCGCGCTGCCTCCCGATCAGGAGTTGCTCGGTGACCTGACTGCGCCGCGCTGGGAGATCACATCCACCGGCGTGGTCATCGAGGACAAGCGAGGCATCATCACGCGTCTCGGGCGCTCGCCGGATTGCGGCGACGCGGTGGTTTACGCGTTCTTGCCCACCGCTCCTCCCTCGCTTGCGGTCGCGGTCTCGGGCAAGCGCACCTGGTCGCGGACCGCCGCCGACCTCTGATTTGGACTACCGGTAGTCCATTTGCGCAACATGTTGCCCACTTTCTTGACAGAGCCCCCGCGCGGGTCACACCCTCGTACTGCGGCGCCTTCGGGCGCGTTGTGCGGAGGGTGGACCAGTGAGGTTGTCGTGTGCGGGTGGCGGTGGCTGTGGCTGCGGCGGGTGAACGACTCGCGGCGCGGCTGACCCCCTGGGAAAAGCTCCAGGCCTACGACGTCAGCATCACTCCCGAGATCGCTGTGCAGCGCGTGTTGCGCGCGAGGGAGTCGGCGGATGGCCAGCGGCGACTCTTCCAGACGATGATCTCGCGCGACGGCGATCTCGGCAATGCGGTCGATCAGCGATGCCTCGCCCTCGCTGGCGCGCGGTGGAGATTCGAGCCGCGATCGGGCGTCACCGAGGAAGAGGCGGCCCGGGTGCTCGCCGCTCTGCCCGACGAAGTCCTCGACCAACTCACCCTCGAGCATCTCGCATTGTTCCGCCTGTTCGGCTACGCGGTCAGCGAGCTCGAATGGGCGGATGCCGGTTGGACGCTCGCCGGGATCCACGAGCTGCCGTATGCGGCCACGGTGCTCGAACAGGGTGTGCTCTCGATCCAGATCGGCGGCGGCAAGGCCATCAAGGCGGACGACAAGCAATTCGCGAACCGGCTGCTGATCCTGAAGGCGTCCGAGCACGACCCGGCGTCTGCCGCGCGGCTGCGGCGCGCGGTCGGGCTCTGGGTGACGAAGTCCTTCCTGGCGCGCGACTGGCGGAAATACCTCGAGCGCTTTGGCGAGCCCATCCTCGACGGCTCGTTCGATGGCAAGAACCCGCCGAAGGGCGCGGATGGCGAGAAGCCGGAAGAAGCGCTTGCCGCCGCACTCGACGCGATGCGCGGTCACGGCATCATCACCCACACCGACGATGTCAAGATCTCGCTCCTGGCTGACCCGCGCGGGGGAGGAGCCACCACGTTCGAGTCGTTCTGGGATCGCTGCAACGACGGGATCTACCGCACGATCATCGGGCAGTCGAGCACCTCATCCGCGGGTGAGGTCGGGTCCCGCGCGGCCGACCAGGTGCGGGAACGGACGCTTGACTCGATCGTGGAGGCCGACTCGCGGATCGTGGCGCAGGGCATCACCCGCGATGTCGTGCGGCCCGTCGAGGATGCGCTCGCCGGCGGTCGCCGCCTCGTGCGCGTGGCTTACTCGTGGGAGCGCGAGGTAAACCAGCTCGAGCGCGCTGACGTGATCCAAGTGGCCTTCAACGTCGGCATCGACTTCGACCACGACGCAGCCCGCTCTGAGCTAGGCCTCGAGTCCCCGAGCAAGGAACAGGTTGCAGCGAGCAAGGCCGATGCTGCCGCGGCCGCGAAGGCGGCAGAGGCGGCCGCGAAGGCCGCAGCCAAGGCAAACCAGCCGGCGCCGGGTGAGAAGCCCAAGGGCTTAACCGCGCGCATCGCTGCGGCTGCGCGGATCCTGGCCGGTAAAGAGCCGGCAGTCGAGTACCGCGCCGGCACCGGCACGATGCACCAGGCGCTGGATGCGATCGGGCGTGCCGCGACCGTGCCCATGCGGAAAGCGATCGAGCAGGGGCTGATGCGCGAACTTCGGGAGCGCCTCAAGCCCGACATGACGCCTGAGCAGGCGGAGCACCTCATCGGGGAATTGCTGGCCACGCACAACCTGGGACCCGTCGCCGAACAGGTGCAGCCAGCGCTCTTGGCGGCGCGGCTCAACGGCCGGCTGCTGGCAACGGCGCAACGCGACCGGCTGGCGAAGCGGAGGAAGTGATGCCGGTCGCCCCGTACGTCCCGCCGTTCAAGCCGACGTTCAGGCCGGTGGCGCCGGACCGCCTCCTGAAGCTGCTTGGGGAGAAGCTGCTGCTCCCGAAGGAGGAGCTGGCGCGCCTGGCCGCGGAGCTCGGGGCGGGGGTGTGGGAGCTGGCGTGGACCGTGGCGACCGTCACCGACCTGGCCGTGATGGAGACGCTACGAGCATCGCTGCTCGAGACGATCAAGACAGGCGGCACGCTCCGTGATTGGAGAAAGATGCTGGACGACTCGGGCTGGCGCTCGCCGCTCGGGAAGTGGCACGAGGAGACGATCTTCCGCACCACGCTCGGGCACGTGATGGAGGGCGAGCGGTACGAGGTGCTCACGAACGATCCGAACGTGGAGTACCTGGTGTTCGACGCGATCGACGACGACCGCGTGGATGAGGAGTGCCTGAGCCTCGATGGGCAGGCGTGGCCGCGGGACGAGTTCCCTGACGAGCTGTGGCCGCCGATCCACTTCAACTGCCGATGCAGCGTGATCCCGGCCGACGCCAACGAGTTGGGCGAGCTTGGTGCGACCGAGCACGAGGGTCCCGCACCGCTCGACCACATCGCAGAGGGTTTCGACTCTCCGCCGTCCGTGCGTGGACTCTCCGAGGATTTGGCCGGCGTGATCGAGGACAGGTTGCGTGAGGACGGGTGGGCAGTCCACGCGCCGGTGGCACCAGGGAGGTAGTGATGGAACGGTCCATTGAGCTTGACGACACCGAGTTTGTGTGCTTTGCCAGTCAACTTCCCGGCGTAACGGCTGAGGATGCTGGCGCGGTCAAACCAGTGCAGATTCTTAAGTGGGGCGCGAACGAACCGATCGATGGACGCCCACCCCTCGAGGTCGACGAGGAT